TACGGTATAATCTATGGAATTAAAGTTAAAACCACTGTGTTTAATGTTTAATGCTATTGTTGCTGATGTTCCTGGCTTACAAAAACAAAGAGGAACACATAGAACATATCCCAATTCTTCTTTACTGCCACTAGGAATACTACGCATCCAAAGCGGCAAATAGTTACGTTCACTAACTCCAACGGTACTTAACCGTTCCTGCCAATTTGTAATACTATTTGAATAATATGTATTAGTATTTGGGTTACTAGATTCATAACCTGTACTATCTACGGTAATATTGTATTCTGGTCGAACAGCTGAGCCCAATGCTGTTAAATCAGACAAGTTCGTCGACCATATACTATTGCTATCATCTACTGTTATTGTTTCTGGAGCAGTGTTATAAGTTTTAAATGACAATGGTAAATGCTTACCATTAACTTCTAATGGGTCTGACATTTGAACATACACTACTTCATATACTGTATCCCCTGTTGTAGGATCTACAGCACTAGCAGTTTTTACACTGTTAAATTTAAATCGTTTACGTTTAACACCGAGACCGATCGCCCCCACATATGCAGCCGCCGCGGTAGTTTCGATTCCTGCATATACCAGCATACTTAAATTACTTTGTATTCCAAAATTAGGATCGCTAATTCTATATATACTACTCGGTGTGAAGATATTAGTATCATTAATAAATGCTTGCCATGCAGCACGTTGAGTTGGTGCTAGGAAAGGCTGTGTAGTGATGTTGCTATAAGGTACAGTATTTGGAGTTAAAACTGTAATTGTAAATGTTTTCGGCAATGCACTATATTGATATTGATCGCTAGCAGTCACAGTAAATGTATAAACCCGATCCACGGTAGTCTCAACATGGTCAAGTGTCAACCGTCCGTTATCAAATGTTGTTAGTCCTAATTCACCGGTTGACGAATTATAATATTGATTAGGGATTCCTATAATTTCGCCATCAGTGTTTAATGATAGACCGGGAGGCAGGGATCCGCCTGTGAGATAGTAAAGCACTGTGGCATTTGGTACATTACTCGAGGCTGATACATCTAATGTGCATGTATAGTTAGCTGGTATAGTTCCTAAATTACTCGGGCTCTTCCAAGTAATTTCACTAGTGACACTACCAAGTATGACAATATTAAAAGTCTTGCTAGTATCAACATGATCAGTCCTACTAGGATTAGCATCTAATCGACTAGCAGTTATGGTAAATTTGTAAGGTAAGGTAATCTGTGGTTGATAAGGAACTCGACCAAATATTTCTCCTGTTTGAATATCAAAGTCTGTTCCAGGGGGTAGCTTACTTAGTGTGCCAATATAGAATGCTGACAAGTCCAGCAAATCAAGTAGCAATGGGCTAGTAACAGTTAGTCGATAGTAACTATTACCTAATGATACAACATTTGATATTTGATATACAAACCCTGTAGCACCACTAATATAATTATCGAATGTTAGATATTGACCAATAGTCGGAATAGCAGATAGGTTAGTAACTGTTATGCTTGTTCCACCAATCTTATTATCTGTTAAGGTAACTCGTTTAGTAACTGCATAAACTTCCATATTAGTAGTTTCTAAACGAAATAATGTATTGCTATTGTCATACAATGCTACTGGTACAGTTATATAATTATTAGATCTAAATGTGCCTAGGTTTGAATTAGTTAACCATACCGGACTTCTTAAAAAAGTCGCATCAGCAGTGAATGATCCGGCAAATCCGTCAAGCACAGTACTGTCAGCTTTAAACGAATCTGTACCTAGAACAAATATTTTAAATATTCTTTGAGAAAATGTAATACCGTCAGTTAGTGTTACTTTAAATTGATAATTTTGATTTAGGCTACTTGGTAAGACTGCAGGTGAACTATAATCGAATCTTACATCTTCATACTCGTAACTGTCATAACCGTCAGTTGGAATTAGAGCAAAATCATAGCCGGCAGCATCAAAATATGCTTCGTCGAATGTTCCGGAACCATCTGCTGGTGTAACAACAGTTTGCGGATTAGGTAAAATATAACCGCTAATTAATCCGTTATCAGACAATGTTAATCCTGGTGGTAATTGTCCATCACCTGATGCAATGAAATATTTTAAATTATTACCTAATAGTACATTAAGATCAAATCCTTCAATTTGGTAACTTATGTAACTTTGATCAAGTGCATATAATTGATGATGTACTCCAATTGCTAATTCCCCTGCTGGTGTGATAAACTCGGGTGCATTAACACCGTTAACCTGCATGCTAAACGTGCGATCAGCAAATCCACTGCCATTAACTGCTACAGAAGGAATTCTAGTAGTAACATTAATAGCATAAGTACCATTGCCATTGTCTGCAACAATATAAGTACCTACTGGAATATTTTTTCCAGTTAATGTCATACCTGTTAAAAATGTTCCAACGACTGTACCTCCAGATATAAATGATCCGTTAGTAAGCCTACCTGCTGAACTTGTAGCAGTTGCACTTGCACGAATACAAAATTGATAGGTTATTAAATTTGATACAATATATGGACTACCTTTAATGTGATTGCCAACAATCTCAATACCGCCAGGTAGCTCACCTGAGATTACTGAATAGACAACACCCGGGTCATTGTGTGCAGGCAATGCGATATCGAGGGCATATTGCTCCGGAAATGGTTGTCCATTATTGGTAAACGTATAACCAGATGGTTCAGTCCAAACTGTTAATAACATACTACTCCTTGATTATACAAAAGAGCCAAAATTACAAATATTAGCCACCGGCGCAGTAAATGATCCAAAATCCCAAGCATAACCTTTTGTGTCAGCATTTAGTACATCCCCGTTGCCGTTGGTCTGTAATCCAGTTGGATTTATAAATGTACCTAGGTCTACGGTCAGCTTGCGTGTTTCTAATAAGATACCTAGTAAGTTGTTGATGATCCTAGTGTCAATACCCCAGACTGTAGTTTGACTATCCCCATTGTAGATATGGTGACCGTTTAGGTTTAAATTACCACCTAATTGTGGTGCAGGATCTTTAATTACTTTTGCATTTGATGATAGATCAACTGTGGTATCAGTGTTAGTGATAGTAACTGAATTATCAGTGCTGGTTAGTGATTTAAATTCTAATATGTATGCGCCAGTTTTGTCTTTAAAAATTCCAGTACCTGTGCCTATGTTGGCAGCATTATTGACTCCAGATTCGGTATTTAATAAGGCAAAGTTTGCATTTACTTTAGTAAACGCAGTACGCAGGTCATCACCAGTACCGTCGTTTGCATAAGTGCCTAGGTTAATTGATTGTATAGTCATATTGCGCTCTCTTTAGTATATTTACTCTTAATTAGACTTTAACATAAACACTACTACTGCTAGTTCCAGTACAGATATATTCTAATATCAAGGTGCTCGGGACCACACTAGCTGAAATACTAGTAGCACCATTTGATGCCTGTGCTGCTGGTACGCCTAATAATGCCGAATAACTAGTTGATGTTGTAGTTAATATTAATCGAACTTGTATACCCGGAACATAGTTAACAAATGTAACACTAATATTACTTGACATTGTAGTAGTAACAACCCCGTCGGTGGCAAAGTTAATAGTGATTGTGTTTCCCACTGCTGCTCGCACATTATTACTTTGTAATGAAACCGTAGCAGTACTTGGAACCCAATTATTGTTATAATAGATATAGCTATTACCATCTTGGGTATCCCACCACTGTTGTCCTTGAGCAGGATTTAGCGGCGGCGTTGCACTAACGCTAAGTGCAGGTAATCCGCTGTAAAGTTCAGTAAAATTATTATTAATTTTATTAAACGCAGTTCGTAATGGATCCCCAGCGCCGTCGTTTGCTACTGTTCCTAGATTGATTGTCTGTTGTGTCATTAGTTTCTCCCTACAGCAACTTCGATTATACCGGCTTCACCGTAATCTTTATCTTCTAACGCCTTACCGATAACAGCACCTAGTGTCGGATTTAACGCTTTAACAGCATATCCAGGTGTTGCACTAGTTGTTAGCATGTCACCTTTCTTAACTCGACCTACTAC